AAGCTGAAGAATGGGCCGAAAAGAACGACTGGTTTGGTAAAGACAATGCCATGACGTACACGGCTTTTGATTACCATAAGAAACTAACCGAGCAAGAAGGATTCGATCCAAATTCGGACGAATATTATGTTGAGATAGACAAGAGAATGAGACTTGACTTCCCGCATAAATTTGCTAAAACAGAGTCAACGGAATCGACTAAACCGACACAAACAGTAGCGTCAGCGACGCGAAGTGTTAAACCTGGTCGCAAAACTATGAGACTCACATCCTCAGAAGTAGCAATCGCTAAAAAATTAGGTGTGCCACTAGAAGAGTATGCAAAACAAAAACAATTCACGAAGGAGGCATAAGCATATGACCAAAGAAATGAAAACTTCCCGTGCGAGCCAAACCCGAGCAAAAACTGCTCAAAAAGTTGTTTGGACTCCACCATCATCTTTAGATGCACCCCCTGCACCTGCAGGATTTCATCATAGATGGATAAGGGCCGAAACTATGGGCTTTGATGATACAAAGAACATGGCCGGCAGATTAAGATCAGGGTATGAACTCGTAAGAGGAGATGAATATTCAGGATCGGAATATCCAGTGATGACGGAAGGTAAATACAAAGGGGTAATCGGAGTTGGTGGCCTATTGCTGGCAAGGATACCAGAAGAGATTGTCAAAGCGCGCGATGAGTATTTTAGAAAAATTACTCAAGACAGAGACGACGCGGTTGAAAGCGATCTTATGAAGGAACAGCATCCAGGAATGCCGATCAATGCTGAGAGGCAGTCCCGTGTAACCTTCGGTGGTACTAAGAAAAACTAATTTATTAGCGATTCCTAATCCAACGAATTTAAATTAATCGTAAACTACGAATAGTAGTTTACAAAGGAGAACAATATGGCAAATCAAGACGCAGCTTTTGGTTTCAGACCCGCAAGACATCTTACGGGTGGACAAATCAGAGCGGAAGAAGCTAATATTGCTAATAACTACGACACAGCAATTTATACTGGTCAAGTAGTTGAAGCAGTAACAGCAGGCGGTGTTGAAGCAGCAACAGTCGGAGACGTGCAACAAGTAGGTGTTTTCGGCGGTGTGTTTTATACCGACCCAACAACAAGTAAACCAACATGGAAAGCATACTATCCAGCTAGCACAGCAGCAGCTGACATAGTAGCTACCATATACATGGACCCAACTATCATTTTTGAAGCACAACATGATGGTACGGGCACAGCAGCATTGAACTTTGCTTCTGGAAACTTTGTAGGTACGAGTGGAAGTACTGCTACTGGTCAATCGACTCAGGAACTAGATACTGATACATTTACAACTACTGCTTCAGGACTTAAACAAATCGGAATATCAAAAGATCCCGATAACAGCGATACGAGTACAGCTAACTGTAACGCGTACGTTGTGTTTGGCACTGGTGAAAACGTGTTTACATTCGCAACAGGTATATAGGAGTATAAATTATGGCAATATCAAGAGCACAACTAGTTAAGGAACTAGAGCCAGGTTTAAATGCACTATTTGGCCTGGAGTACAAAAACTACGCTAACGAACACTCACAAATTTTCGATACAGAAAATTCAGACAGAGCTTTTGAAGAAGAAGTTATGTTATCTGGATTCGGAAATGCGGGTGTAAAACCTGAAGGTTCAAGTGTTAATTACGACGCAGCAACTGAAACTTTCACGGCTCGTTATACGCATGAAACGCTTGCTTTAGCGTTTTCAATTACTGAAGAAGCGATTGAAGACAATTTGTATGATAGACTTGCGTCTAGATATACAAAAGCACTAGCTAGATCTATGGCTAATGCGAAACAAGTTAAAGCAGCAAATGTTCTTAACAGAGCGTTTAACAGTTCATATACTGGTGGAGATGGTTTAGAACTTTGTTCACTAGCACACGTAATTGTTGCTGGTACTGAGCAAAATGAACTAACTACTGCAGCAGACTTAAACGAAACTTCATTAGAGCAAGCAATGATTGACATTGCAGCGCTAACTGATGAAAGAGGTTTAAAAATTGCAGCTAGAGGTATGAAATTAATTGTGCCTTCAGCTTTACAATTTACTGCTGAGAGACTTATGAAGTCTACACAAAGAACTGGAACAGCTGATAATGATATCAATGCAGTTGTATCTATGGGAATGATTCCACAAGGCTATACCGTGAATCATTACTTAACTGATACAGATGCTTGGTTCATTAAAACAGATGTTTCTAATGGATTGAAACACTTTGTTAGAGCACCAATCAAAACTGCTATGGAAGGCGATTTTGAATCTGGTAACGTAAGATACAAAGCTCGAGAAAGATACAGCTTCGGCTGGTCTGACTGGAGAGGTATCTTCGGATCACCAGGTGCGTAATAAGTAAATAAATGAATGAGGCCGCCTTAAAACGGCCTCATTTGAAATGTATACTTTCAAACCTCATGAAAAAATTCAGAATTCAAATAAAATATTGTGGCTATTCTGCGGATTTTACAGTCACATGTGAGGATACTCCTCAAGGTATCGAAAACTCTATCCTTGACAAACTAGGAAAAAATGAGGTATTATTTGAAAAAAATGGATTTACTGCTAAACGTGGTAAATGGATAACCTATGAGGAGGTTACAAATGACCGAAGACCTGTATATACAAAAGAAGTCCTTGGAGTTAGAATGGCAACAGGAGCACCTGAAGGAGGGCAAATATAATATAAATATGTCCTATATTGATAAAAAAATTCAGGAAATTGTTAAAGAGATTATTGCCAAAGAGTTTGAAGAACAAACGCTTCAGACCAAAGTAAATCACGCTAAGGCCGAAGTTTCGATAGCCACTTAAGCGCTATCAAAAATCAACTTTTTACTACAAGATACCTTGCGCTAAATTAAATTTTGCGTTATAGATTAATACTATACAATTATTAATTAGATCTAGACGCGTATAGTCGACGGCCTAGAGACTAGATCTACATAAACTAGGAGGATTATAATCATGGCAAAAACAAACTTTTCGGGACCTATTACAACAGGACCGATACAAGTTAATACGGGTACTACTGTAGGTACAAATGTAAGAGACACTGCATTTTTAACGAATGCGGGCACTTTTCCAATTACCTCTGCTAGTATAATAGTTACAACTGATGCTAACAGATTAGCTGTTACTGGCTCTAATGCAGCTAGTACAACGTCTGTTACATTCGTAGATGTTACAGCAAACGTTCCAGGCATTACGTCTGTGGGCGGTTTTGAAATGGCGTCTGCGATCACGCTAACATCATCTGGAAATGACTCAGCTCTTACAGCAAGCATTACTGGCACAGATGTTTTCGGAAACGCGCAAACTGAAGATCTAACAATGGCTAATGCCGGCGTTGCAACTTCAGTTAAGTCTTACAAAACTGTAACATCAATTGCTGTTTCAGGAGCAGGTACAGTAGGTACGTTAGAAGTGGGTGTTTTATTAACAGCCCAAGTAACAGTACCATGTAGATCATTATTCAACGCAACACCGTTGGGTCAAACATCTTCTACAAGTGCTAAGAACTTAGCTAACAACATTGTGATTCCACCATTTTCAAGAATTACAAATTTGTTCTTTCTAACATCTACAGCATTTGATACTGCTGGTCTTGATATGCAGATTGGAGCAAATGTTGCGCAAGCAGCAGGTGCTACTTTAAACAGTTTCGACCAGGACTATTTTGCTGGGGATACTGCTAATGACACAGCAGCTGTCGGTAACTGGCATATTCCAGCTTACTTCGATCAGACTCAAGCTCAAGCAACTAATTGTTTGAACGTATCTGATGATGATGCAAGTGGATATGAAATCGATAAAGCGGTTGCAATCACAGTGAACACTGATGATGTGATGACTGCTGGCCAAGGCTATTTATATATAGAGTGGCTACAGAAGATAAACGGCACTAACTAATAAATTATTCTAAGCCCCTTCGGGGGCTTAGGAAATTAGGAGAATAAATGGCAACACAAAATGTTAAACAAACAATTCCATTAACAGGAGATGGTTCAGCTCAGAAATATGTTGCTGGATCAGCAACTAATATTACTAAAGCTAGAATCATGAATGTTTATGGTCAAGCAACTGCAGCTGACGCTGAGATAAAAATTTATAATGAAGCTGATGACTCTAAAACAGGAACTGCGTTAGTATTTCATGCTAAATTTTCAAATGCTGATAATCATGGACAAAGCTTCATCATTCCTGGAGAAGGAATTTACTGTAATACAGGAATGTA